GTAGTAGTATTAGTTTCAAAGTATTGGTACGCAAAAGTAACGGCGAATTCTTCAATCGCTGTCGCTTCATCGTATGTCAATTCAATCGGAGCAATGGTAGTAGGGAATACACCTCTAAGTGTATAACTTTTAATTGTTGCACCGTTTCTATCCAATTGGTCAACAAATGCGTCAACTTGATAATCCGCTGGATTTGTCAAGCCTTCGTTATCTGTCATATTGTTAATACCGTTAGACCATCTTTCAAACGCATTTCTTAGTTTGAAGTCTGTGTCGTTATAAGCAGTAACAGACCAATCTTCGATTGTTCTATCTCCAGCAATCTTAATGCTTCTTCCTCTGAAAGGAACATTGAAACTAGGTACAGTCATACCTGGTAACGATGTACTTCTGCATAAGAATGCTAGGTCTTCTATTTCTCCACCAACTTGTGCGTAACCAGGAAAAGGCATTGTTACCTTAAACTGATTGGCTCTTGCGCCACCGCCAGCAAGTTTAGCTTTGAAGTCATTTATGTTTGGCATCTGATTTCTCCTTTTCTAAACTTAGCCGCCAGCCACTTCGTCAAACGAAACGCCGGTTCTAGTTGCGATGAATTGTAATGTAATAAAGTTAATGCTTCTTGCTGGTTTAATGAAAATCTCAGCAATAAACTCGTTTCTATCCACTACTTCACCTGTGTTGTTAGTTTCATCACACACTACTAAAAAGTCTGTGATACCTCTTCGACCTTGTACTTCTCTTAGGAAAGGCTCTACAATGTTTCTAAAGTTCGCTCTTGTAAATTCATCGTTGAATTCAAACAATTGGAATTTAGAAGCAGTTGCTACTGCCTTCTCTAATGTAATGAAAAGTCTTCTGACATTAATTCTGTCAAACGCCGATGGTGCTGATAATCCAGTTTTGTCACCGAATAAAACAGTTCCTTGACCTGGGAAAGTAGCAACAGGATTAACTCTTGCTCTGTATAGGTCATCTCTTTGTGTCTTATTAGGATTGAAAGCTAGTTTAACTGCGCCTCTGATAATACCTCTGTTAAGTCCAGCAGGTGAATACCAAGCGTCTGCAATTAAATCAGTTCTGGCAGAAAGACCAGCTAAGTCGCCGTTTAATGGTACATATCTATATACATCAGAATATCTGTCATACATGTATTTGTAACCACTATCGAACATCACATAAGATGATGAACGAATGCCGTTGAAAAATCCAACAACATTACTTGCTTGTGTAGCCGCACTTGTAACTCCAACTACATCTGCTCTTTCAGGTGATGCAAAAACTACTGCATCTTTTCTGTCTTCTGCGATTGTAATTAAGTTATCAATGTGAGTTGCGTCACCCTTACCAGCAATGATAAGACCAACATCAACTGTTTCTGCGTCTTTGAACAACTCATAAGAAGTTAACAATTGTGCGTTAGTTCTAGTTGAACCGTCTGCACCTGATTGTAATGATACATTACTTACAGCAGTTACAGCAGTGTAAGTTACACCACTTGCAGCTGAACCCCAGTTAGTACCAGATGAATTGTGGTCCATCCAATAAATGTAATTCGATTTATTTTGAATTACTGTAGGGTAATAGTTTGTATCTCCTTGAGCGCCTTTAGCGTCTGAAGCTTTTGAAACTGCTTCAAATACTTCTAAGACTTCGCCTTTTACTCCAGTCATTCCACCGTCTTCGTCAACAACAACAATGTGTAGTTCGTCATTTGAACCACCAGCTTGTGTTACATATGGTGAAGTTCCTGGTGCTTTTGATACTAAGTCATAGAATTCCCAATATCTAGTTACTGTAGCGCCATCTGTTAGGGCTGCAAATAAACCAGAGGAATCCGATGCACCAAAATGCTCAGGTTCGTCTTTTCTTTTGATTGTAATATCGTTTGTTGATTTCGATAATACTTTATAGTTATAGTTATCTCCAAAGTTGATGATATCGCCAACATTGATAGATGTACCAGAGCTTACTGTTACTACAGTGTCACCAGCAGCTGTTGAGCTGTCGTTAACTGTAATACCACTTGAAGAATAAACACTAGAAGAAGGACATGTAGAAATTTTTAAGTTATTTCCCCACGCACCTGCTGTCTTAGCTGCCCATAATCCAATTGAACCGGAACCATCTGCATAGTTGTCAACATAATCACTTAGGTTTTTAATAACAAATGTACTACCACTTTCGGTAGCATTTGATACTGAAGAGTTCTGTGTACGAATAACCCTTAGAGCGTTAGAATATTGTAAGAAGTTAGCAGCTGAGAAAAAATCCTCATAGTTGCTAGCGTCTGGTTTCCCAAACACACTTACTAGTTCTTGCTCGCTAGAAATAGTCGTAATCTCGTCAATAGGTCCTTTTCTGAATTCTCCAGCAAAGGCGCCAATTGATGTTGATACGGCAGGAATAATTCTAGTTAGGTCTTTTTCCTGTACGAGAACACCTGGTGATACTTGAAATGCCATTAGGTTTCTCCTTTAATTAGCTAATTAAACAATTTATAGTTAAGTAGAATATTGATGTAGCTGCAAAACTCGTATTATTCATACGCCCATAGTCAAATTTCATTTCTTACTCATTGATATTTATAATAACCACCACCTTGACTACTGCCCCTTACGGACTACGGGGTGCCAAACTGTACCGTATTCATCGACTTCCGATTTTTCATGGTCTGGTATTCCGTCATCTACAAAACCAAATGGTGCCATATCTTGTTCAATTAAGTTTTGTTGTTCTTCATATAACATTTGTCTTGCGTTAGTATCAGTCATCTCTTTGAAAAAAGGTTGATTAGATAACCAACCAAAAATAACTAAACACATCATTAAATCATCATTATTACCCTCGTCAGCCTGCCATGATTGACCTTTTCTTACAAAGGTTGACATCTCTTCGATAATATTGAAATCTTGTATTTGTACCTTATCACTTTCAATAAGTGTTTTAATATTAGCACAACCAATCTTCTTAATTTGTTTGGTCATCTTAACACCAAATCCTGAACCACGGCCACTAAACATAGCACCTAGTATTTGACCAGCACGACCTCTATTTGTAGTCATTAATAGATTGTCATATTCTAATTCAAAGTTTAATGCTTCTGCTATCTGTTGACCTAGGTCATTTGTTTCTACTAACACATGAGCTTTGTTATATGCTTTACCAACTCTGTCGATAATACTAGGAAACACTAAAGGTTTAATATCATTGTTCTTATATTTTGCAACCACTCTATAAGGCATTTGTGATACATCTAATACTACAAATGCTGAGTAATCTTTTAAAACACCACGAGCAACATCAACTGTGATAACATATGTTTTATCTTTTATAGGGTCTTCATATACATCTAAACCACCACTTGAAGTTTTAGGTGTAGTAAATGCCATGTTTTTAATTTTAGCAGGACTAATAAGTGTATTTACAGAACCTAAGAATTCACATTCAAACTCCTGTTGGAATTGTTCAGCAGAGGTGTTTCTTATTGTTGCTTCTTTCCAGGCTTCATCTCTACCAGGCACTTCTGACCAATGTACTTCAATAGGTACATAATCGTTTCTACCCTCTTCTGCGTCTTTCCATAACTTATAAAACTGGTTCATACCGTATGGTGTAGATACGATAATCATTTTTGTTTTTTGTCCAGATGAGATTGTAGGATATACGGCACTAAAGAACATCTCGGCAATATTAGCAGGTACGAAAGCAAACTCATCAAGGAAGATAATGTTGTAAGAACCACCTCGAATGGCACTTGAAGATGTTGCAGCCGCCACAATGGCAGACTTGTTTTCTAATTCAATGTTACCTTTGTTCCAGTTAATTACACCTTGTTGCAACCACTTAGGAAGATTTTCGTATGCGAGTTGCAATCTTCCGAGTATGTCACGAGCCGTAGATGATTTGTTTGCAAGTATAGCAATATTAGAATTAGGATTAAAAAGCGCATAGTGTAATAAGTAAGAAATAGTCGTTGTTGACTTTCCTGACTGCCTCGGTAGTTTACAAATAGTAAATCTGTTATCGTGTATTGTATTAACAATATGTTGTTGAAAAGGGTACATCTTAAATGGTACAAGACCATCATCAAGTGATACAACCTTAATGTATTCTTCCATAAAGTAAACAGGATTTTCAGAACATTTTTGATATTCTATAATCTGTTCTTTAGTAAACTCTTCTGGTGTGTTTACTTTTTTAAGATTAGGGTTACCTAGATATGCGTCACTCATTTATTACTATTGCCTCTATATGTGTGTAACCTAATTGTAAGGCCGCTTGTAGTCTTTGACTACCACGGAACACACTGTATTCTTTTTCTTTATATGCAACACCATTGGCACCAAACCTTGGTTCAGGTGAGATGTGGTGTTTCAATACTTCAATAGGATTTAGGAGTTTCTCTCCTTCTAACAACTCAGGTAGAGGTGTCATTGTTTTTATATACTGAGTATTTGCAATTTCTAGTGGAAACTTCTTTTTACTGCGTTTCTTTGCCGTCAATAACTTCATTTTCAATAGCCTTTTCATTACGAGCTTCAGGTGTTTCTTTTCTATTCAACATCTTTTGTAACTCAGCAGTAGAACCTACGAACAATGCGTTCTGTATTTTAGTATCTGCTGACTTAGGTAGCTCTCTTAAATCTTTAAGTTTCTTTTGCAAGTCTTGTAGTTTATCTACTGTTTGGCCAACTTGACCAATCAATTGACCTGCAACCTCATACGCTCTAGGGTGTTGACCCTCTTTTGCAATCTCTAAGATACCTTCGATTGCTTGATTACCTTTGTCGATTAAATTATAATAACTATCTCTACTGTAATCATAATCTACATCAATATCTTTATCGCCTTCTTTTCTTTCAACAGGTGGTTTAAAACTCTCTGTTGTTACCATGGACTTTTCGTTGTCGCTTGGGTCTAGTCCTAAAATTTCATTTACATTATCGTCTAATTTACTCATCTGTATCACTCACTGGATTGTAATTCTTACCATCTGTAAAGAAACTAATAGTTGTTGTAAATCCAAAATCATCATCTGCATCAGCAGT